ATGGTAGTTTTGGTGGCGGTAAAACTAAAAAGAGAAAATCTAAAAAGAGAAAATCTAAAAAGAGAAAAACTAAAAGACATAAATCCAAAACTAGGCGCAGAAGAAGATAAATCTATCTATGTAATTCGTCTATATCTAAAAGACTATTAAATTTGGACAATGCTATCTCTTGTTTAGGACCATTGATTTTCTTAATTTTATCGGGTGGCGGTGTATATGACTTTACTTCGTTTCCCTTCTTACTCTTAAACATTAGATTCACATTACACTGACATTGTATAAATATATTTTTATCCTTTCTGATCGGTATATTAAATTTTATCGGTAAGGTCAAATATCCTATCGCATGATAGATTAAGGGTATCCGTGAACCTCTTTTACCACACGTATAATCATTTCTAAAAAAACGATATAAATTCTGTATCTGCTTCCTGGAACCCTCATCTCTCTCAGCACACTCATAAAAAATTATTTCCCAAATTAACCATATTGGATCCTTACAATGTTTTGGATTCACTTCATTAATATCACGACATTCTATCTCAAATTTAATCTTTTTTTTCTTATTTATTTTTTCCCACTGTACCAACCACTCAACCCAATAAATCGCGTCAGTGTACCCTCCGTTACGATTTTTCAAGTGAAATAAAAATTCATTCATAATTATTCTTAATTCTTCGGGATCGGTAAATCTTATTATATGAGATGGTAAAACCTGCATAGTGGCTTTTAATTTACTCTGAATATTACTATACTGAAAATCATCTTCCTTTACTTTTGTAATTTTATCAAATCGCTTCGTTTTCGGAGAAGATGTTATCGTCGTAATCAAATCAAAAAATATATTTCTTACACTCTGAGTATTTCTCAAGTGTATTAACTGACCTCTTTCTTTTTTACCAATATGATCATATGACGATACAAATGTTAAATATTTTCGCCATAAATATTCAGGTAACTTAGGAGAATTGATATGAACTATTTTTGATGAGAATATTATTAATTTTTCAAATAATTCTATAGTATATCCCGAACAAATACACTCTGTTACCCAATAACAAGCCTCTTCTATCTTGCCTTCTTCGATACACTTGAACAATTTATTGATAACATCTCTCTTCTTAAAGTTTGAAAATGTCTCATCCTTGAACGCGCCTAAAGGTCTCGGATCAATAATTAAATAATCACTATTCATATTAGTGTTTTAAAATAAAAAAGTATTTATATTTAGATTTATCTTATCTTCTTCTTCTTCTTCTAGTTTTGGATTTATGTCTTTTAGATTTACGTCTTTTAGATTTACTTCTTTTTTTACGTCTTTTACCGCCGCCATCGATATTCATTTCGTTAATTTCGTTAATCACTTCCTCGATCCATTCCTCTCCATTCCAGACCATCTCGGGATTATTAACTAAATACGTATATGCTCTATCGAATAGTGCACGTCCTTCGCGGTGAGATTGTAGCAGAGGAGCGATGCCTGCGTTCTGGCGCCCGACTACACCCAGATCATTGACGGCGCTCAACTGGTTCAATGTGAAAGCATAATTATTGTTCCCGATTTGCCGGTTTAGAGTGAACACCGGAGGCCCGAGCCATACTTGTAATATCTCTATCTTAGCTACATGAGATGTATTATTCCACGTCCCGGCTTCGCGTCCATCTGTGAATCCAATTACATAATTAAAAATTTCATTCCCCATTTGATTAATTAACACGTCCATTATATTTATATATACTATATATATATTAATTTTTGATTTATTCATTGAATACCATTTCTTGTTCATCATCTAAACCGTCGTCACCATAGGTACCATCTTCCGGATCATATTCTTCATCGTAATCGTAACCCTCTTCATCTTCTTCTATTTGACCGTGAGTATCCACGATATCCGAAGTTTCACCCTGTAGTACTTCTAATTCTAAATTCGCTCCTTGATAAATTTCATTTAATCTTTCCGATCTTTCGGATTCGGTTTGAGTATTATATTCATCACTATTGACATATTCACCTGCCTTCGCTGAACCGATCTTATAAAACAAGGTAATACCCATCTTATTTTTCTCCATTATTGCTAATCTTTCTTCTCTCGTCGCACTATCTAATTTATCAATAATAACTTGTTTCTCTCTTTCTTTTTGTTTGGATAATCTATTCGCTAAATCTAATTTCTGTTCGTTTAAAAATAACCAAGAGGGATCGTAATGCTGAAACATCGTATGAGTAATTAAATCCATCAGGAGCATACTGAATACTTCTATCATATCATCAACGATTTCCTCATCTCTCATTTCTAAGGATTGAAATAAATCGTTAGCGTCACTCGTAATATCTGTCCTTGATACAATTAATGATCGTATGATATCAACTATACTATTCATAAACTTCATAAAATGATATTTCATATAAATATCAGAGTACCGATTATTATATTTCATACCATCAGAACCCTTTAACAAATCTAAATCGTGAAACATATCGCCTAATTTATTACTCAAAAACTTAAAATATTCATTCTTATCTTTGTAAATATTGAATCCAGTATATTTATCTTTGGTCTTCATAAAAATATTATTGTGTAAATATAAATAGACATCATTGTTATCTCTATCCATGAATTTATTATATTCATTCGTGACTCCATCCGTACATTTCCAGGATTTGGGCAATGTGATCTTATGTTTCTCTTTTTCTCTTAATCTTGATATAATAGTTCTTAGATCACCGAAGTAATCGTGTAAATGTTTATATCTTAAATTTGGATCCTTAATAAATAAACTTAATATATTTACTAAATTTTCATTATTAAATAATATTCTCCCTGTATTAAATTCTTTGAAAATACCGATAAATCTACGCTTTTGATCTATCGTTACATTATCCGAACTTGTTAAGAATTTTGATATGTTATTAATATATTCGTCGGTTTCTAATACTAAATCTGAAAATTCACTCTTAGTATCTAAATCTAATTTATCGCTTATCTTCTTCTCAGGGTAAGTTGTTATACTTTGAAAGATATCATATAATTTAGATTGATTATGCTTTTCTAAATACTTCGTAAATCTACCTTCCAATCTATTCAGTAAAAAGAGATTATTTATGATATCTAAATCATATTCTTTTCTCGGTTTCAATATACTAAGAAAAGGTAGAGAACCTTTCTTTCTCATAGTTGCTAATATAAAATCAAAGTTATCTTGTGTTTTTTCGTATGCTTTGAATTTTATTTTTTCAACCAGAGGGTGATCGGTTAATGCTAATCGGGGATAGTATTTTTTATAAGATGAATCTTCGTAACGTTTAATAAGATCACCCATTTCATCTTTGACATAAATACTAAATAATCTTTCTACACTATTTGGTATTTCGTTACCATTTAAATCGTATTTTTTCATTTCTGCTAATCTACCAAATGGTAAAGATGGATATATTTCAGGTGATTTATACATATAGATTCTCTTCGGTTTCGTATTTAATAATGGTAAATCGTAATTATTAATTAATGTATGAATATATTCATTACACGATCTTTCATCTGAGTAACAAGAGGCGATCTTATTATTATCAGAACCATATAAGGCTAATAAATCAGGGACAATTTTGTTCCTCAGTTTATGAATATCTAAGTTGTCGCTCTTACCATATTTTGCAAATATTTTAGTTATCTCTGAGCCTTTTTGACTATCATTGATTAATTTATCAATCGTCATGCTTATGAATAAATTATTTTCATGCTTACCATATAAGGATACAACTGTTCTCAATAAAACTTTGAAACTATTATTTTTATAAATCTCTATTTCAGGAATTGTCAAACCAGTGGATATATTTATCTTTTCGGAAATACTTTTACCTCTTATAAAACTACTATTCTCGACCGTATAACCGCCATATATTTTACGATAATAACTAATATTACTATCACTTATATCAAAAAGGAATTTATTCGTTTCTAATACGGCTATATTCTTTGCCAGCGGTTTAAAAGTAGTCCATTCGGGTCTTAAATATTTAGCTTGTTTACTATACATATAATCTTCTAACTTTGACACTCTGTTAACTATTCTTGGGAAGTTTGGATTTAATAAATATTGAACTATCAGACCTAACTGAATCTGGATACTGTTTGTATCGTATTCTTTTTCGTTATATAAATCCAAACCATCATTCCAGAAGTCTTCTCTATTGTATTTTTCACATAAACGTTTTATCTTCTGACACATGTAATTGATAACACCATTGTTTAACTTTTGATCCTCGATATTTAATACAATATAGGAATTCTTGCTATTCGTAAAATAAGTCGGAACAGATGTCTGAATAATCAATAATAATAAGGCCGTCAACATCAAGAGTATATTTGTATTCTTTAGCCATCTCTGAAATTCATGAATGATAGTTTCACGCTGGATTTTATATTCTTTCTTCTTCACCTTGTCTTTCTCTTTCTTTTCTAAAAGTTTCAGGTTTTTGATCTTGGAGTTGACGCGCGGATGAATATCAGTATTACTCACGTTCATCATACCATATCGTTTATCCGATAAAATATCATTTTCTAATAACTCAAATGATAATAAGATTTCATATTTATCGTTGTCTACTAAATCTATTCCTATACTATCACTTAAGTCTTCTATTATTTTGATATATTTTTCATATTTATCAAGTGTTTCCTTTCTCATTAAATCTTCTTCCGTTTCAGAATTTAATACAGTATGCGAAGAAACAGGATTACCACCTTCAAAACCATCCGATAATGTAGTATCTTCATTACATAAACTACGACCACATATCCTACACGAGATAATACCATCTTCAGGGGGTAAGCCGAAGATACCCTTCATACTCTCAAAAACATCATTATCATTCTTAATATTACACTCATACAAATAGTGCTTGCATAATATTATTTCATCCGTATATTTATTATATAAAGAATCACTATCTTCATACTCTTTTTCAGAACTCCGAGTAAAAAGATCTATAAATTTTCTTAAATATTCGTTTCTCTCATCTCGGCGTTTCATAGCGAAAATCAAATCATAAGCTAATCTTACTCTCCCGATATCATCTATAATATTCTTCTTCACTTCTAAATCACTCTCATCTTTCTTATAATAATAACGCCTACGTTTATATTTTTTAATATTTTCACTCAAGGTTTCGCTAATTTTTTCCCTGTCTTTTAAGGATAAATCGCTCAATGTTGCCTCATATTTAAACAACGCTTTTTCAATATCATTATAATTATATAATTTATCCTTTACTGTCTCATCGCTGATTAATAAACTCCCTAGCTCAGAATATAAATCCTTGATTTCTGAATTTATTTTATCAAAATTATTGTCTGATAAACTATGTAATAAATATTTATCTTTATCTCTGTCTTCTGAATCGTCGTCATTAATAATAGATACTCCCTTTACTTTCTCTTTTTTATACATGTTTAACGATGAATTTAGTTTTTCATAAATGTATTTTTCAAAGACACTGAATCTATCTAATGTGGTAACGTTAACCGAATAAACATTTTCATTAAAAGGTTCTTCTAATACTCCTATAAATCGTAACCGATTCGGTAGTACAATCGTTTCTTGATCACATTTGATAAGTTTATTATTCTTACGTTCGTCGTAAGTATAACTACCGTTTATAGAGAAGCAATTATCATCTTGTAAACAATTTCGTAAATAGGTATCACTGTACTCTTCTGTTGTCAAACCATAACCATTCGTCGTTTCAATCGGTTTACTATATTTTATATTATTGTTAATGTATTCTTTATAACTCGTGATATTCGTTAAATTATTTATTTCATCGGTTAATTCGGTAATTAATAATTTATCATCATATTGTTTTAGATTATCATCTACTATAGGAATCATAAAAGGAGGAATTGAATTATGTATCTCTTTTTTATAATTGATCATTTCTAAGATAATATCAAGAGTTTGTTGAGCGGTTTTGATTTTTGAATTATTATCATAAATATTCATTGAGTATATTAGAGCTGCTAAAAGATCATCTTTTTTAGCGAAATCACTATAAATTTTATCCATTAAAATTTCGGAATCAAAATCTACTTCTTTGTATTCGCTTCCATATCCATCGGCTCCATCGGTTCCATCGGCTTCTTGAACTGGATCATATAATCTAACTTTAATCATGTCAATGATTTCATAGCTATCAGTATTCATTAAAATATCGCCTCCCTCAAAAAGAAAACGAAACTCTTTTTCATCTTCATCCGTGATCTTTAATAAATTCTCGCTGGGTAGTATTTCGGTAATCCTGCCTAAAAAAGGTACATCCTTTGATTTTAATAAGATAATAAGAGTATCACCGATATCATAGGCGCTCTGTATATCATCTACATCGGGTAATTCATTGCGACTACCATAATCTTCATCGTCCGAAACTTCTTGTTCTTGTACCTGACCTACATCTTCTTCTATAGATCCTTCGCCAACTTCAAATAATGGAGTATCGGTATCGGTATGAATAGGTATTTCATCCTTTGTTTCCTTTGTTTCACTTGTTTCCCTTGTTTCCCCAGTATCCATTATTATAAGTAATGGATATTTTATTTAAAAAAATTAATCTTAAAAATGTAAATTAAACACATTAACACATTAACACATTATACATGTCGTTGATGATTCAGAGGTCAATTCATATTTATTTAGTTTAATATTTAAAAATAAATTAACTTATACAACTTATACAACTATCCAACTATGGAACTCCAAACATTTATAAACTCTCATCCCAATTACATTTCAGAATTTAGGAAACAAGGTTTTAAAGTGAATACTTTTAAAGATCTTAAAATTATATCTTATCCCTATGATAAGAAACCTCTCTATGAATCAAACTCAGATTTTTATAAATTATTTCTAAGAGGAGCGGTCATAAATAAAGATAACAAAGTAGTATGTTTACCACCGGTGAAATCATTTGATTTAACAGATACTTCGGTTATATCATCCGTAAATGATATTATCTATGAAACTCTTTTAGATGGGACGATGGTTAATCTATTTAATCACAATGATAAGTGGACAATTAGTACTCGTTCTGAAATCGGAGGATATAATAAATGGCAAGATAAAAAATCATTCAGGGAAATGTTCGATGAATGCTCTAATTTAGATGAAGATAGTTTAGATAAATCCATGTCTTATTCGTTTGTTATGAAACATAAAGAAAATAGAAATGTATCTCCGATTTATGAAAATACATTAATTCTCGTTGAAGTTTACAAATATACCGATACTCATATTCAGCGTTTAAATATTTCAGATTTTAAAGAGTTAGATTTCACTGTAGATCAGTATACTTCTAAAGAAGAGTTTATGAAATTTTATGAAGGTCCTGTTATCCCTTATCATATCAAAGGATACACGATTAAATGTGGATCATTTAGATACAAGTGGTTAAATCCTTATTTTGAGGAAGTCAAGAATCTTAAAATTAACATGAATAATCATATTCTCAATTACATTGAGCTACGGAGAAATAATAATCTTAAAAAATATCTACGATATTTTCCTGAACACAGTCATCTTTTCTCAGAATACAAAGAAAAAATACATTACCTGAGTAATGAATTATTTACAACCTATAAGAATGTATTCATTCACAAGAGTTTAGAGAAGAATGAAATACCGTATCATCTGAAACCTTTAGTCTATGATGTTCATCGTAATTATTTAGAGGGGAAACAGCCAACGACGTGGCAACATATCAAGGATTATATTCATACTATGCCCAGTAAGAAGTTAGTCTTTGCTCTCAATTATTTGTAATCTATGACATTTGTAATCAGTGAATTATTTGTAAAATAAATATATTCAATATATATATATAATATGGCTAGACGAACTAAACGAAGAAATACGAGAAAAGGGTCTGGAAAGCGTAAATCTAGAAGGAAGTATACAAGGAAGTATAAAAATGCCAGACATAAGACTCGGAAAAATAAAATGAGAGGGGGGGGCAGACGTTATCAAGCAGCAGCAGACGGTGTCGATACCTTCAGCTTAAGTGAGGTTGATAATGCTAACATTGAAAAAGAAATTAATGTCATTATGGGAAAGGATTATCGTGATAAAGGATCCGAAATATTTGTTAATAATGGTTCACACAAGATAACATTAATTAATCGTGATAATACACACCTGGGTATGGAAATGATTCAAACACGTGCAGACGGTGGTTTCGGACGGCGTATTGTCACGGAAATACCAGCACCAGCACCAGCACCAGCACCAGCACCAGCACCAGCACCAGCACCAGCACCAGCACCAGCACCAGTCAACGGGGTCGCAGACCTCCTGGCTAGCGCTAGCCCATTCTGGGCACTTCTGGGAAGCGTTTTTGGTGACCAAGGTTGGGACGATGTCGATATTATCAGAGACGAATTCAGCCAGCCTGGTGGGGTGCTGGACTCGCTTCACTCTCTGGGGTACACCGTCAATCACGAGGAAGAGCAGAGACTGCGCCAGAAGCTGGGTCTCGCCACTGTCGGTGACACGGTAGTGTCTCGGATTCCACCAGAGCTTACCCGACTACTACAGGTAAGTGATCTGGAGAAGTATGGCCAGAAGTTTGTGGAGGAAGGTTACGATGACGTTGGTGTGATCCTGGCGTATGTTGTCAATGTCCTAAAAGATATCAATATGACGCCACCCGAACAATCTCGTCTCAGGATTGCACTCGGACTCCCTGCGTTGTGTAAACAGTGTGGCATAAAACCCGTTCACGTAGATAAAAATGGGTATAGCCACCCGTTCTGCGGCAGATATTGTGCCGGACAAAACGCGAAAGGTATACAACCCGTCATCCCTTAAAAAGAACAACCCGTCATCCCTTAAGAAGAAATGGTGTCGCTAAATATGTAAATAAACCTTTCTAAACATGCTTCTCTAGAACCCCTTTACTATTCATTAAAATCTTTTGATATTCTTTTTTTGGTAATCCTTTTTCAATAAACTCAGCTAAAATTAATCCTAATAATTATTGCTTATAACTTCCCACAACATTTTTTAAATTTCTTTCCACTCCCACACACGCACTTCTCATTTGGTTTATGTTTCTTGGTTTTTGTTTTTTTGGCTGGTGCTGGTTCTC